TTTTCTCCCAACTCCTCGCAACACCGGCAACGTGGCCTTCGATCCCGTAAGTAGAGTTAATCAGTTTTGAAACCTCTTTCAGCGCTTCCAGCATTTCGGCGTTCTGCTGCTTGAGCAGGATTATTTCTTGAGACATTCCGTGAAAATGCTCTGCTGTAACCTGATTACACACATCATTGATGGCATTGGCTTTTTCGAGTTCTTCCTCAAGCTCTTCAATGCGATCTACTGCATCACGAATTAGTCCCACATCCCGCTCATATGCTTCGGTTTTTTTCTCCTTGCAAAACCGAATATGCTTATTTAAGCGGTCGATTATTTCTTTACTCATTGCCCGTATCCTTTAAAAAAGCGTTGTAGAGGGCTCGATCCGTAGGTACTCTGGTTTTCTCTTTGGCAATAACACCAATGAAATATTCAAAGTACATACCCGGTGTGCCGTATTCCATAATGCTGACTGTGGTCTGTTTACGTTTACACAGCCAATCAAACACAGCCGCCTTTTGTTCTGTTGTCAGTTCCATTTAGTACCCCCTTTTACACATGCAAATATCTGCATCAAGCCAGATAGCTTTTAAAACAGCAGTGGAAGCAGATGCACCTACACTGATCGTCTTTCCATCAGCATCTGCTACTTCAAATTTGTCACCGACTCTGACAACGTACAAATTACGTCTTTCCAGATAGGCTTTAAGACGCTCTGTCATGGTTTATGCTCCATTGACAGAAGTCTGATACTTCTTGATTGCTGTCCTGAATTTGGAATCAAGCTGTGACCAGATGGCAGGTTTCAAGGTTTCATCTTCTGGGTAGGATTCACAGAACATTTCCATAATCTCTATAGCCTGCTTGGGGTCTGCCTGCTGCTCTTCGGTTTCCAGCATCACAGATGCAACCTGATCAGCAACGGTTTTCACTTCGGCTTTCATTTCATCTGACAGGTTATCGAAAGCAATTTTTGTTGCTGAGCCAGATTTCTTAGCTGGTTTGGATGCGGCTATACCATCGTCATCTTCTTGCGGAATTCCAAGCATTGCAGCGAGTGCATAGCGCCTGGCATAGGTCATAGCAGAGCCATAGCCTTGCGCATCTTTCTTAGTAGTTGGAACTGTAATAGTCGATTCCAGCCATTGGCCTGACGAGTGAATGAGGCATGTCGTCAGTCTCACCTCTACCGATTCCGATGGCTCAGCACACTGGACAAATGAAATACCGTGCTTAGTCAAAGTAGGTTTAACGGCCTCTATGATTGAGGTAAGGTTTGCATATTTAGAGCCCAAGTGAGGGTTGATCGCGTTTTTAACCGCTCCCTTCATTTCCGACTGGGCTACTGATAATGCAACTGCCAATTCTTTAATCGTTTCACTTCGGTTCATTTTTTGCCTTTCTAACAATCTTTGTGATGGTGGCTGGTGCTGGTCTCCAGCTATCGGGCGACTATGCTTGGAACAAAGGAATGGAGATTTCCCGCCCATCAGCTAAAACTTGATTCACCATCACAAAAACCGCTACGCATACCACTTCTTAATACCGTCAAAAATGATCTCAATCTCAGGGTCAAACTGAGAAATGAATTCAATCAGTGCGTTATCAGCTTTATCATGGGCAGCTTCTGTATCTGTTTCTTGACGCAGTTCACAGAGGTAGTTTTTTAGTTCTTGAATGGTCATAGATCAATCTCCAAAACTTGCAGCCGCATAAAACAGCATCAGCACAAAAAGCGCTAGATATGTCTTTGTGATCGTCCATTCCTTGCGGCTGTACAGGTCATCATCTTGTTTCTTCATGGCTTGCTTTCAGAGTAGGGCGGTTGATCAGAGTCGTGCAAAATCTTCCGGCTTCCTGCGCACACGTTTGTATTTGTGTAGCGGGCTTGGCTGGAAATAATCAATGCCATAGGAATCATCTTTTCTAATGCCTGCTAGCCCTAACTCAACAGCCAGCGCATGGGCCTCATCCTGGGCAGTCTCTTTGCGCATAGCTTCCCACGTCATGTCGGCTTCTCTTTTGCCGTATTGATTCGGCGTATGGCATTCACGAGCGCCGATCCTGTCCCGCTTTTTGATGGAATCCTTGATGATTTTTAACTGCGCCATCAGGGCATCAATTTTTTTGATTTGCTTATCTGAGTTCATGGCAGCCCCTTAGGCGTTAAGCGCGTATGAAAACGCCATGCGGTCGATCAGATCAGCAGATGCTTCGCGGATATCTTCACCAAGCGCAGCACGCTTCAGGAGTTCGTAAACCTCTGATATAGATGCTTCATCTTTGTTGGCGAGAGCAGATGAAATTTCATCTTCAATAGTCGGCCTGACCCATGCATCAGAGCGAACATCTCTGTAAGAGCGTGCGAAGTCCGCAGGATCATTCAGGCCCTGTGTATAGACAGCACGCTTGAATTCTTTTGCCAGACTCGCAACATCGTTATCAATGGCTGTGCGCTTTGTATCCCAGAGGTTGCAATCACCGTTGAGTTGCCCATCGAAGTTGAATCTGTCTAATGTCGCTGTTCCCATAGTCCACCTCAGAAGGTTTTGTTTGTCTATGGGTCAATTGTTAGTTAAAACTAATTCTATGTCAATAGCTTTGGCTAATGCCTTAGCTTAAGCTACGGTTAATATGGTAGAATATTAGCTATAGATAGTTTGATTGCAACAAAAAAGCCACCGGGCGGTGGCGTTCACATAAAAAGTGTTTGTGGTGGGAAAGTGAGGTTCGTGTTTTGAAAGGCGAAAAATGGATAAGTTGAAAAGCGTTTGGATGCAATTAAAAAAATGGGTGAGGTGCTATGCTCCCGCTTGGGTTACTTTTTCAACCATCCCATTTTTATGGGCGCTGATGTCTCCAATATTAAGCTTCATGGGCATGACCTGGGCTATTATTTTTGCCTTAATATGGATTCTTATGATGATTATTTTGTGCCTTTCTTGGCCATGACCATTTGATCAGCGTATCTAGCAAGTCCCTGTATATATCCATCTATGGCGGGAATATTATTCATGTGTTTTTTCACATTTGAAATCATGCGTTGAATTGTTGTGGCCGCTAGTAATTTTGAATTGCTATCAGGTTGAAATTTCAAGAACTTTTCACATGCCATAATAAGATGGTTCAAATTGGAAGCTGCCATTGAGAATGCGTATTCGCTTTCATTTTTATTGAACTCATAATAGTCCATTAAAACATTTGTTGATGTGCAAAAATGGGCGATGGCTGGGAAAAAGTTATTATTGATGTAATCAATTTGCCCACGCATCCTTCCCACCTCAATATTGATCTGTTTTTGAGCATTTTTTTGTTCGTTTTTTAGGAGACCCATATCTTTTGCAAGGGTTTCTTGGGAAGTTAGTAATGGCGAAATTCTGCTTTCTATTTCTTGCAGTTTTTGTGAGGCCATATCAATTTCTTTATTGCGCCACTGAACTTGGAGGATTTGAATTATCCCAAACAGTACTGCAATAAGTGCCAGAAAAAAGCCAATCCAGCCTAAATATTTATCAAATGAACTGCTATACATATCATTGATTTGTTGTATCAAAGCAGTCATTTCTTTTGGATCAAGTGGCACAGCAGTAATTGTCTGCTGTGCTTGGCTCAATATCTCAAACATCATCACCCCTCCCTATTTACCCTTATCACGCTTAGAAACAGCCCAAAGCACCACAAGCAACAGCGAGACCAACAGGCAAAAGGCCGCAGCGATAAGAAAAAAGACAATAACCTTGATTTTGATCATCTGAATATTGGCGTTATCTGATGGTGCAAGTTGGTGCAGGAACAGCACTGCAACCGCGGCCAGTAGACTTTCAGCAGCAGTTAACAGCCAGAACTTGAGCTTGGGTTTTGTCTTAATCTTGATCAATTTCTTCCTATGCTGCGCTGATTATTCGTGCCACACGCCGATAACTGTGCCGATGACTTTAAAAGGATCTTTTATTGGGTCATGACGTGTGTTAATAGGTTCAAGCCAAGTACGCCCATCCTCATTTTTAAAAATTTTGAATGTAACTTCATTTGTCCCATCCAGGCAGGCAATAACACGATCTCCATTCACTGGGTTGCGCTTGAGAGGGTCCACAAATATTGTAGAACCCTCTGGATATGATCTGATACCAACAGTTTGGGCAGTCATGCTGTCACCGTTTACAGTTAGGGCATATGTATATTCACTGTGTGGAACTGGGCAGCTTAGCCATTGATCCGCTTCTCCTGGCAAGAATGGATCAACAGCTTCGCACCATTCGCCGGCCTGAACCCAGGAGATGAGAGGTACTTTCCTGGAGTGCTCAATTTCGGCGATATCAACATCCACAAAAGAGGGCGGATTCTTTTCTGGAACCATCCTCCCTTTACCGCTACCAAGCCATTCAGCACTTACTTGTAGATACTTTGCTGCATTTATCAGATTCGGCCCAGTCAACTCTTTTGTGCGCCCATTAAACCAATTGCTAACTGATGGCGTTTTAATTCCACAGTACCTAGCCAACTCAGTCTGAGAAACAGACTCTCCTAGAGTCGCAATCGACTTTCTATATGTCATTGCTTCTTTTATGCGCTCTTGCAGTGTATTCATATTAGCTCATCCTAACATGCTAACAATTAGCTATGGCTTGACATATAGGTTAGTCAAAGCTACCATATAGCTATGGCTAATAGATTTGCATGTGAAATTATTGATTTGCTTGGTGGGACGGCAAAAGTGGCTCGTCTTGTTGGGGTGAAGCCTCCCAGCGTAAGCGCGTGGCGCAATGATGGCATCCCAAAAGATAAGCTAATCATACTGACTCCATTGATCGAGAGCGTTTCTGGCGGGAAACATACCCGGAAAACATTATTGCCCAATGATTGGCACCGCATCTGGCCCGAGCTGGCAAAAGCAGGGGAGGCAGCATGATCAAAAAAATGAATTTAGCCGAGTCCGATGGAGCTCTTGTTTGGATGCAAACCATATTCATACTTGATGTAGCTTGTATAGACAAAGAAGTTGTTTTTGGCATACACGGCTTGAACCAAGATATTAATGATCGCCTTCTATTGCGTGCAACACCTGAGCAAGCGCAAGTATTCCTTAACCGTTTACAAGACGCCATAGACGCGGCACAGGAGGTGTGATGGCTATTTCTTTTCCAAGATACCCAATACAGGAGAATTCCATGAATCCAATCTATGAAGCCCTTGTAAAGGCGGGAGTTAAATTCGTCCGTGACGATGATGTTGTTGACGGTACAAGTGCTGCGGTTGCAGTATTGGATGCGTGCGGTTTTTCTGCTGCGTTGGAGAGAAAAGACAATGGCCTCCAGCAAGCGGGTGGTGTTGAAATCAAACGCGAGTACCGTTATCCGGTGGCCATGATGGAAAAGGTAGCGCAGGCCCTTGGCATCGATCAGGAGTTCGCAGATTTGAAATTCTTGCGGCTCGAATTGGAAAGCCGCGAAGGTGAGTCGCCCACGCTGACCATCTGCGCAGGCGGTCAGACCCAAAGGGAAGCCCGCATTGAGCATTTGGCATCTCTGGGTCTGGATGAGAGAGGCCTTCCGCTCCCAAAGGGAAGAAATGATTAATTCTCTTCTTGCCACTTCAATGTTCCGCCCAATGCCTCCAGGTGCTCTGACAGAGACATTTTCCCATTGTGTATGGCATAACTGGAATGAGCTGTCTGGACTTGTGAATAAACCAATTGGAATAAAGGCAAGATCATTCTTGCTCTGTTTTCCAGTGGCTTGTCTAAATGAGTTCCTTGCAGGAGGGCTGCTGTAATGGTTGCGGTGGCTTGTAAAAGTTTGTCGTCCATCGGTTTTTCTGAGTTCATGGATTGCCCTTTCAAAAGGGGGTTGGTTGGTGAGAATTCCAATTCTACAGGCGAAAGCGGCAATCCTACACATCCTTCTTCCCCCGCATCAGGTCGATCAGCGCACGCGCCTGGATTCTGGCAAGCCAATAGTGCAGGGAGCGCCGGGCTGCTTCAATCTCTTTCTGCGTTGGCTTCTTCACTGTTTTGTTTTTTCGATTTTCCATGTGGAAAGTCTATTTTTTTTGGCCGTTTTTGTAATGGCAACTAACGGGAACAGATCATGACGTCTATTGCTGTTAACCAACTGACACTCGATTTTCAGCCCTCTTTGCCAGAGCGTTTCAAGACGCTCAGGGAGTTTGTGGCGTACCGCTCTCAATGCCTGGATAAGCCACAGAAGAGCATTGCAGCAGACATGGATATGTCGCCTTCAATGTTTAGCAGAAAACTCAATCCAGGGGAGGGGGATACGCAGCGGTTCAATCTGGATGATTTGGAAAACTTCCTCCAGGCCACAGGCGATGCAGCAGCAGTTGTTGAATATCTGGCTGCGAAATATATGGACAGTGATGAGGCAAAACAGCGTCGGGTTGTCTCTGATGCCGCAAAACTCATTCAACAACTGAACAACATATTGCCACAGCTTCAGAAGGTGCAGCCATGAAAGCACTGACGCGCAACACAGTGCTCAAGGCCGCGATGCGGGTATGTGACCTGTGGGGCGATGGTGAGGCTGCGCGCAAGGCTATGAGAGCCGATATTGAAGCCACTCCTGATGATCAGCTTGCAGACCTGTACGAACACTTTGTCAGTGCTTACAGCGCGTTCAAAGGAATGCCGCAGGGGTATTTACGCAAAATTGAAAGGGCATCGTAATGCTTGAAATCAGCAAAATCAGAATTGACGGAGAAACGCAGTCGCGCATAGCTCTTAATGAGGAAGTGGTTGCCGAGTATGCGCAAGCGATGCTGGAAGGCGTTGAGTTCCCAGCAATTATTGTTTTTTATGATGGTTCCAACTATTGGCTGGCGGATGGCTTTCATCGGTACTTTGCCGCCAAGAAGGCCGGAAAAACATCAATATTGGAAAGCATTAATACAGGGACTGTAGATGATGCAAAACTTTACAGTTCAGGCGCTAATTCTAATCATGGGTTACGCAGAACCAATGCAGATAAGAGACATGCTGTAGAAATGGCATCGAGACTCCGCTCTGAATGGAGTGATCGTCAGATAGCAAAACATTGCGGTGTCAGTGTGTCATTGGTTGGTGCTGTGCGTAGACCGGAGGTAGCAGAAAAACAAAATGAAAACCGTGTGGCAAGTGAAATTAAAAAGCATATTGAGTGTAGTCCGACTACACCCACACAAAACACTCAACAAATAGAGCAGGCCGCAGCCATTGACAAACCGTTACCCAAAAAACACGAAGAACCAGAGCCTGAACAGGTTGACGTGGAGCAGTCTGAAATAGATGAGATGCAGGCAGACCTTGAGAGCTATTACAAAATACTTGAGTCTGACGATGCGCTGAAAACTCTTGCAGATGAGAACAAGCAACTCAAAGCAGAAAACCGTGTCCTGCGCTCCCGTATCAATGGCCTGATGGCAGAAAAAGACGAAGCGATCAAGACCGCCAAGAAATACCAGAGACTGTCTGACCGGCTCAAAAAGGAGCAGGCTCATGTCTGAACTCTTTGAGGAAACCTACACCTACGAAAACGCCAGTTTCCCGGTGCCACGTCCATTTCAGGTGACGGCGCGTGAACAGTTGCGCCAGGGCCTCAAGGATGGGCATCAGCGACAAATCCTGATGGCGCCGACCGGCGCTGGAAAATCGTATATCGGGCTGTGGCTGATTCATGAATGCCTGAAGCAGGATAAAAAAGCCATATTCCTGTGCGACAGATCAACGCTGATCAACCAGACCAGTGCCACGGCTGATAAATATGGCCTGGCTGCACACGGCATTGTGCAGGCCAACCACTGGCGCAGGAATACCCGGTATCCGTTCCAGATTGCCAGCGCGCAGACCATTGCCAAACGAGAATATTGGCCCGATGCCGATTTACTCGTGATTGATGAAGCCCATACACAATACAAAGTCTGGACGGACTACATTCACAACACCAGGGCGGCGGTTATCGGTCTGAGCGCTACCCCATTTTCACAGGGGCTGGGCAAACACTTCACCAATCTGGTCAATGCCACCACCATGCACGAGCTTACCCAATCCGGGGTGTTGGTGCCCATGCGCATATACAGTTGCAAGAAAATCAACATGGAAGGCGCTAAGACTTCCGGGGGTGAATGGACGGACAGTGCAGCGGCCAGCCGTGGCATGGAAATCATCGGGGATGTGGTCAGCGAGTGGATCAAATACGCCCAGAACCGAAAAACAATCATCTTTGGTGCCACGATCAAACACTGTGAGGAAATGTGCCGGCAGTTTCTCGATGCCGGTGTCATGGTAGCGGTATTCAGCAGCGAAACCAAAGACGCCGAGCGTGAATATCTGCTCAAGGAATTCAAAAAACCGGATGCAGGGCTGCGGGTGCTGATCTCGGTGGAGGCATTAGCCAAAGGGTTTGACGTACCTGATGTGGGTTGTGTGGTCGATTGTCGGCCGCTGCGCAAATCCCTCTCAACAGCAATTCAGATGTGGGGCCGTGGGTTGCGTTCTTCACCAGACACCGGCAAAACAGACTGCATCCTGCTGGATCACAGCGGCAACATCATGCGCTTTGCCGAGGACTACCAAGACATTTACTTCAATGGACTGGACGCGCTGGATATGGGTGAAAAATTCGACAAGAAAATCCGGCTCGATAAACCTGAAGAAGAGGCCAAGGGTTGCCCATCTTGTGGTTATAAACCTTTTTTCAAGCGCTGTATGTCCTGCGGATACGAGATACAGCAGCAGTCACTGGTCGAACACTTGCCGGGTGAAATGCAGGAAATCACCCAGGCGGTGATGGCTGGCAAAAAGAAACTGGCTGAAGACCATTACCACCTGTGGCAGCAGGTCAGCGCATACGCCAGGGCGCACAGTGCCCCGGAAAAACAAAGCGGCCGTGCTTACCATTTGTACCGGGATATGACCGGCCGTAAGCCGATCTGGAAATTTGAAACCACACCGAATGCAGAGATTACCCAGAACGTCATGAACAAGATCAAGAGCATGACGATTGCATTTGTGCGTGGAAAAGCCAAAGGAGCAGCACATGCAGTTCACTGACTTTGCACGATCCCATGGGGTAGAGATCAAGAATTTGTTATCTGGCGAGAAGATACGGCGCTGTGCGACTACAGAACACCCCAAAAAGAGAAACGGAGCCTATTTCTGGGATGGTGAGCGTGGCTGGGTGTTCAACTGGGAAACAGATGCCCAAACGCATTGGTTCTCCAGCGATGATAAGCCCTGGACTGAAAGCGAAAAACAGGAATGGAAGCGCAGGCAGCAATCCAATTTCGAAAAGCAGGAGCGCGACTATGCTGCTGCGGCCGGAAAAGCGCAGACCATTCTCAATGGTGCTACTTCAAAACAGCATGACTACCTGGCTCGCAAAGGATTCCCAAACGAAAAAGGGCTGGTGTTGCCTGATGGCGCTTTGATCATTCCTATGCGCAATGTGCGCACCAATGCCATACAGGGATTTCAGAGAATCCAGTGGGTCGATATGGAGTGGCAGAAAAAGATGATGCCGGGCATGCGTGCCAAGTATGCGGTGTTCCGTATGGGGCCTAAAAACGCGCTAGAAACGGTTTTTTGTGAAGGGTATGCAACCGGCTTATCGATCTACCATGCAGCGCGTGCAGTGGGTTTAAACGTGGCTGTGGTGGTGTGCTTCAGTGCAAACAACATGGTTGCAGTGGCTGACCAGATACCGGGCAGAAAGTATGTGTATGCAGATAACGATGTGTCCGGAACCGGAGAGGCCAAAGCAAAAGAAACGGGGCTGCCGTACTGCATGAGCGGAACTGTTGGCAATGATGCTAATGACGATCACCAGCAGTTTGGACTGATGGCCGTAGCACAGAAGTTGATGGACGTGAGGTTATCGGAGGTGATGCGATGTTGAAACGGAGCGCACAACTGCACTCATCTGGACGGACATGGTGTAACGGTAGCAGATGGGGAAGACGCCTTACTACGGGAAAGATGTTGAAACAGGGCTAAGGGTGGCGAAGATAGCGCCCGAACATCGAACGGCTGTCGGGTCATGTGGCTCCAGGGGAAATACATGTGAAGGCCTACCCAGGATGGGCTAGG